TGACTGTGATGTTGTATGTGTTCGTGCTTCCCGCTCCTGCTGCGGTTCCGCTCAGTGCCGTTTTTCCGAAGTCGAAACTCGAACGGATCTGATCCGTCACGAGATGTTCATTCTCCCGGATCCCCTGGGCGAACAGTTTCATCATATCCGGTGCGTAGGTGTGGAAGTTCGACAGTGGTCCTTCCTTCGGCTCTGAGAATCCCAGGAAGTCCTTGATCTTTCCCGCAATACCTCTGATCGTGTTCCAGAGTCCTGAGAGCTTTGACACGATTCCATTGATGAAGTTTTGGATCAGATCTGCGCCCCACTGCTTTGCCTGCTCGACCTTTTCGTGAATCGCTTCCCGAACTTTTCCCAGCAGTTCGCCGATTGCTTTGATTACATTTGCGGCGCCTTGCACGATGCCCTTTGCCATCTCGGCAATCAGTTTTCCTCCGCTCTCCAGCATGTCAGGAAGGAACTCCATCATGCACTTGACGAGGTTTGCAATGATCTTCGGCACGGCTTCCAGCAGCTTCGGGATTGCCTTTATCAGGCCTTCCGCGATAGCTCCGAGAAGTTTTATTCCTGCTTCGAGCAGTTTCTTCATTGTATCCGGATCCGTCAGTTTTTCCGCGATCGTCACAATCACTTCGGCGACTGCTGGAATCAGCTCCGGCAGGGCCTCGATAATTCCGTTTCCTATGGTGAAGATGATCTCCACACCCGCATCCAGAAGATCCGGCAGCGCGTCAACAATTCCTTTCGCGACAGCTTTCAGTATTTCCATTCCTGCTTTGACAAGGTTCGGCAGGTTTGAAGTGATCAGATCAATCACGATAGGGACGATCTTCGGCACGGCCGTCGTGATGAGCTGCATGGCGCCGTCGAGTATTCTTTGCAATGCCGGCAGTATATTGTTCAGCACGCCGCCTTCTCCGTTCTCTCCGACGATTGTCCCAATCAGGTTATTCACCAGTCCTTCAATGTCTGCGTTTCCATCGGCCAGTCCGGTGACGAGGTTCTGCCAGGCTGATTTCATTGCGCCGACACTTCCCGCGATCGTCTCGCTCGCCTCTTTCGCTGTCGTCCCTGTGATCCCCATTTCTTCCTGGACGACGTGAATTGCCTGCACGATGTCGGAATAACTGCTGATGTCAAACTCCACGCCTGACAGTTCCTTCGCTTTGTCCAGCAGCTGCTGCATTCCTTCCTTTGTTCCTGCGAATCCAAGCGCGAGGTTGTCCAACATGGTAAAATTACCGCGGGAGAAGCCGCGGTAAGCATCCTGGACACTCTGCATGTTTGTGCCCATCTTATTCACATTGTCGGACATGTCAGTGATCGACATGTTCATCATGTCCGCTGCTTTCTCAGTGTCTCCTCCGAGAGAATTGATCATTGCCGCGGCGCTCGTGATGGTTGTATTCATATAATCGTTTGCCGACATTCCCGCTGTCTTGAACGCATTGCTTGCGTCGGAAATCACCTTCCCGGCGCTGTCCCCGAACAGCGTTTCAACACCGCCGACAAACTGCTCGTAATCTGCATAACTGGAAACCGCGCTTTTTGTCAGTGCTGCCGCTGCAGTAGTTGCAGCCGTCACTCCTACGGCGACACCTTTCATCGCAGTCTTTGCCGCTCCCGCGAATCCGGCTGACCAGCTCTTTCCGCCGCTTTTTCCGGCTTGACCGAGATCTCCGCTCAATGACGATGAGATATTGTCCGCGATTCCTTGCGTGGTCGGAATAATCTGTACATATGCTTTTGCGATTTCTGTCATTGGATATACCCTCCTCTTCTGAGGATTTCCTGTCTCGCGGCCTCGAATTCGTCGCCGCTCTGGTAGACCGTAAACTCCGGTTCCTCGTCCTGCTTCTGCCCGCTGAGCAGCTGAAACAGAGACTCAGGCCGGTTCCGGCCCTTTGCGCCGTCCTCAGTCATCATCCAGGCGATCATTCCCACTCGATCCGCGAGCAGTGCGAGCAGAAGTGTCTCGTCTGAAACTTTCTGCCCTGTTATAGTCTGCTTTGACCTGGCATATGGTGGCAGCCCTGACGCAAGAGCTGCCAGTGTCTGAACCGGCAGCCCTTCCCAGTCTGTCAGGTGATAGTATTCCGCGAAGTCACAGGTCAGACTGTCCCGATCCTGCATCAGCACGGACAGCAGGATTATTTTTTTTTACTCTGCAGCTGCTCCAGCAGTTCCGTGATCTGCTTTCCCACCGCTTCGACCGTCGCCCGGCCTTCTTTTTCGCTGATCATTTCGTACAGCTTTTTCTTGTCGGCCTTTTCCATCAGCATGCCGCACATTCTGGAGAGCCCGGTGGGATCTCCATCCTGCATTTCGGTCAATGCGTCCAGGAACTCCATGTCCTGAACAGCAGTCTCGTCGATGTCGGCCTCAAAACCGCAGGACAGTGTCACATGTGTCATCGCTTAATCTCCTCCACCCGCTCAGGTCCCAGATGATGCTGCGGCCTTAATGTATTCGTAATGGTAGTTCCCGCTGGTGTCTGCAGCGCAGGTGATCGTGACCGGATAGCCGATCGGCTCATTGTCCCTGTACACGATTTCCCCGACATTCGTGACGGTTCCTTTCGGAATTACGATGCGCTTCAGGGCGTCGTTCTTGAGGATCTGGTCGATTACCCATGCCCTCGCCTCGTGCGCCTTTGCGCTGGCCTGTACGGTGATTCCGGCAGCGAGTGTTCCGCTCACTTTAGATGCACCGTAGACTTCCTTCAGCACGTCCGGATTCAGTGCCTCGATGAAGGTCATCTGGAAGGTGTCGCTCTTGTCGTCCTCGAGCACGAGCACAGTGTCTCCGCCCCAGGCCTTGACCTCTTCCGATTCTCCTTCCATCGAGTTCGTGACGCCATCCTCCGAGCAGTAGCCGAGGCACACGAATCCGCTCGGCAGTTCGCTTGTCGCGTTTGTCGGCATCGTCAGGGTAGTTGCTCCTACATAGACCGCTCCCGAGATTTTCGGTTTGCCTGCGGACACATTGCTTTCCGTATTTGCCATGTTGGTTTTCCCCCTTGTCAGTCAAAATAGACCAGATTGAAGACCGCCTGATAACGGTATCTCTTCGTGTTCTGGTCAGTGAAATTATAGTCGCTGTTGAGTTCGCATGTGATGATGGAGTCCTCAGTGAACTGCAGTTCCCGCATAACTCCGACGATCTCGTCATTGAGCTGTGCAGCCTCGAGCAATGTCGGTGCATATGACTGCACCGCCACAGTCGCGGTTCTCTGCTGGCTGTTCCGCGCCCCTCCTCCGGTCTTCTCGATCAGAAAGAAATACGGTGGCGGATCCATCGGGATCTCCATGCAGCCTGTGATTTCTGTCGCTCTCTCCAGCGCGTCCAGGATGATTTTTTCAATCATGATGATGTGCTCACCGCCTTCAGCAGCGTGTTGTTCTCCATGTTTTCCTTGGCCGCCTCCGGCGACTCTGTGAAGATTGACGCGATCACGCGTGTCCCCGCTTTGTAGGTATCCGTGCCGTAACCGTCCCCGAGGCCCTGCGCACGCCTGTTTGCTTCTGCCGCGATGAAGTTTTTCACCTCGTCCGACTTTAGCAGCTGGCCGACGCCTGCCCGGTTCAGCTCGATTCTGACCTTACTCAATGCGCTCCACCCGTACTTTCCGGTTCCACTTCAGAGGGATCATCTCCTCGATTCCCTGCGTTGGTTTCCCGATCACGCGGAAGTCCTCATTCCAGAATCGCACGCGGCAGCCCTCCCACGAATGGCTGTCTCCCTTTGGTAATGCCAGCGTATAGAGCGCCCGCCTGCTGACCAGATCTGTCGTGTCCGTGATTTCTTCCCCGGTCTCCGTTGCCGGCGCGACCAGTACGTTTTTCACTTCGACAGGCAGCTCCCTCCACTTCGTTCCGTTGAAGTCATCCTTCCCGGATGGAACGCGTTCAAAGAGTGTTACCGTGATGCCCTTCATCAGACCATCTCCTCGAAGCAGCCTTCCGGCACCAGCTCCTGCACAGGGCTGTAACTTCCGATTTTATTTCCGCTCCGCAGGATTTGCTTCTCCAGTTTGGAGATGTACAGCTCACCTGCCGCTCCGGAGCTCGCGTATGTAACGGTCTGTGAGTATCCAAGTGCCGACTGTGTGGCCTGGCTCACGCCGATCGGCAGACTGCTTTCTTCGCCGTCTCCGAGAACTCGGATCACCATGCGGCAGGAGACGACTTTTTTCGCGTCCTCGCCTGCTTTCGCTGCGAACACGTCGATGATGACCGCTGCGTCGTCGAGGAGCTTTTCACACAGCTCCAGTTCTTCGTTGCTCAGTTCCCGCAGCATTCGCTGCTTCACGTCGTTTACTGTCGCATAGGCCATTGTTCTGTCACTCCCCGGCGTTCTCCGCCTTCGTAGTTTTTTTCCGGCTCTTTCTGGCCGGTTTTGTCGCTTCCGGCTCCGGATGCGCCTCAGCGGCGGGCACATGGCCCGCCGCTTTGTACTCTTCCACGCGGGCCTCATCGACCCACATGTCTCCGCCGGTCAGCTGGTTTTTGAACCGGACCATCGCCGGATCAGGTCGTCGGAATCGCGCCGGTCAGCAGGTTGAACGCGTCGGTGACGCAGCGGAAGCCGACCTCGATCTCCGCACGGACGGCCACCATGTTCTGCTGCCACAGGTTGACCTGGGTAGCACTGGTGCCGGAGCCGACGGTCACGACGCCTTTGTCGTTGATGTCGATCTTGACACCCTCGACGGTGCCGTAGATGGCCTGCGTCCAGTCACCGGCCACGCCGACGACGGCGGGAGTGCCGGAAGTGCCTGCGGTGCCCTCTTTGAAGAGGCCGCGGTTGAAGTAGGTCGGAGCTCCGAGGATCATCGGAATCGCGCCCTGGGACACGTTGTTGACGAACAGAGGTCTGCCGTCTCCGTCGACCGCACCGAGCAGGATGCCGCGGGCCTGTGCGCTCAGGCCGAAGCCGTTGAGCATGTAGCCGTGGGTGGCGATGTCGGTGTCGGCAGCCACGAGGCCGTCGTAGGTGCTCGCGTCGGAAGTCGCGATGATGCTCTGCGCCGTGCAGAGGGCGAAGTTGTCGAAGTTGTCGCCCGGCTTCTGGATCGCGCCGATGACGGTCTGGTCGAAGCGTCTGGCCAGTGCGCCCGGCATACGGGCGACGCAGGAGTCGTACAGGGCCTTCAGGTCGCGGACGAATTCCATCGAGAACACCTCGATGACTGCCAGCTTATAGGGCTGCAGGTTCTTTTTGGCGACGCTGGGATTGCTGACGGGCTTCACGCCGGTCTCATCCACCCACTCTGCGGTCGGATCGCCGGTGATCACCGGAACGGCAAGGCCGTTGCCCGGCAGCACCATGCGGCGTGCGAGGCGCATGATGGCGCTCTCTTCCTGGGTTTTCTGAAGAATTTCGCTGCTGACGTCAGCCGGCAGCTCGATGTTGGATCTGTTGAGTTCTACTCCGGTAGGCATAGTTTTTTATCTCCTTTTCACAAGTTTAGATTGGCCTTCGCCCAGCTCTCGAACTGTTCCCTCGTTGCCCCTCCGGTGAACGGGTTTACCGTCCCGCCGTCCGGGACCGTCGGATAGTTCTGCTGCGGTCCGCGCCATTTGAGGATTGCGTCCGCCAGTGCTTTGTTCTCCTCTTCGGTCTGGCCTGTGAGGAGGTTTGCCGGAACGCCGGTCTCGGCGGACACCTTGTCCCGAGCGTTCCTCGCCTCGATGTCCTTCTGCAGGGCGTCGAGCTGTGCCTGGAGCTCCGCTGCCTTCGCCTTCTGCGTCTGCAGTTCCGCAGACGTGGTCTCAGCTGCGGCCGCTCTCTGCTTCAGGTCTTCATAGTCCTGATATTTTGCCCGCTCCCGCGTCAGCCTGTCGCCGATGATGGCGTCGACCTCCGCCTGGGTGAACGTGCGTGCCGGCTGTGTCGC